CACCAGTATAAACATTGCTATCAATGGTTAGGTCGCCGTAACCATTCCAGACGCGCAAAGTGCCGCTGTCAAACTCAAGTTCAACCGCCAAAAAGCCAGTGAAGCTATCGGTCGCAAATTCGGATGGTACACCGCTGCGCGTCATAGTGCTTCGACCGCTGCAAAGCTGATTGAATAAAAGCCAGCGTTGTTGATTGTCCAAGTCGCATCATTTGTTGCCAGCCGGAAAACGCCTTTTGCGTTGCTTACCGTCACTGTTGCACCGTCTGCCGGTGACGACCGTAAATCCGGCCACAAGTTCAACGTGGCTTGACCGCTGCCGTTTGTGTCAACATCTTCAAGCACTTTATAAAGCCGCGCTGTTGCACCGCTGCCTAGCTGGATATAATCGCCAGCCTTTAGATAGCCAGTTACCGATGTTGGCAAACCGTCAATGTTCAATTCGTTACCAGTCTGACTTGCGCCATTAACAACCGGCGTGCCAGCCGCAGATGATGCTGATCCGCGTGGCGTTACCGCATTAGGATCGCCCAACAAGAACGTGCCAAACTGACCGCGCAGCCGCAAAAGAAAGCTGTTCCAATATTCGCTGTCAGACCGCTTTACGGGTGGAATGCTGATTGTTGCCGACCAACGTGCGCCAGCGTGCCGAACGACTTGCTGTGCTAATGTGAATGGGCTTTCGCTAATAGAAACAATATCAGTTGCGGTTATCTCAACTCGCGTGATGCCGGTCTGCGTCGGAAATGCCAATGGATAAGTTTCAGCCATAATTACGCCCCAAATGCGCTAGCGAATGAACCGCCACGCCGTCTTGCCTCAAGCACCGCCGCCTTTGATGCCTCTTGTATCTGCGGCAACATACCCATCACCTCTGCGCGGACTGTCTGCGATACGCCAGCCGACAGGTTGATGGTCTGGTGAACAGTAACGCCGCCGCCAGCACCACTTGGCACAACAGTACCAGAAACGCCATCCGGCACAAACAATTCTGCGCCTTTTTCGCCCACAACAGAAACCTTGTTGCGTGGTGGTCTGCCACCGTTAGCAAAAAACCCGCCAAAAAACTTTCCTACGCTTGCAGCAATGCCAGTTCCGCCGCCGCCGCCCATAGCGGATGCAAGCGGTGCAGTGATGCTTTGCTGGATTTGTATGCGGATCAGATCGCTAATAATTGACCGCGCCATTGATTTGAACGCATCTTTCGCGCTGGCGGTTCCCATAGTCACATCAACAAGCGCATCTTCTAGCGACTTGATGCCGCGCACCGCTGCGCTTTCCATATTCTTTTGAAGGTCTTTTGCACTATCGGCCAAGTCCATTAGCTGCTTGCGATAGGTTTTGCCAGTTCCAGTGCCATTTTCCATTTCTCTATTAAAAAGATTTGTTGCCTTTTCTGTCCCATTTACTGCATCGCGCAAATCTTGAAAAAATCCGCGATTTAATATGACTAGTTTGCCAACGTCTTTTAAATCGACCAAGGTTTTGTTTAGCGTGATCCCGCCCATTGCACGCGCCGCTGCGATCATAAAGTTGACAACAGTTCTAGTTCTGTCTGCAAATCCTTGCAAACTTTCGGCAATGTCTTCAACAAAATCAATGACGTTAATCGCTAGTGTTTTGGCAAAATCTTCAATCTTGCCCATACCATTTTCGCCTTTGATGGCATCGACTAATTTGTTTCTGATCAAATCAACAATCAATCGGAAAGCCGGTGCTAAACCAGCAACGATCTGATCACGCACGCCGCCAAGCATTACGCCCAGCTTCATCATCGCGTCATTTGTTTCTTCAACGCCTTTGACCGCGCCAGATGACAGGATGAAGCCAAGCCCTTCGGCCTCTTGGAACATCTGTTGCAGGGCTGCGCTGCCGCCTTGCAGGGTGTTTACAAACGCCACGCCTTCACTGTCGAACAACTTAAACGCAAGCCGCACTTTATCGCCGCTGCTTTGCACGTTATCGAACGCATCAGCCAGCTTTAGCATTTGCTTATCAAGTGGCTGTTTGGCTAGTTCTTTGGCATTTAGGCCAAGTTCTTTCAAAGCATCTTTAGCTTCGCCAGTACCGTTTGCAGCCTCAGACAGACGCCGCGTGAAGCGTTGCACCGCCATATCGACTGTGCGGGTCTCAACGCCAGCCAGATTGGACGCATATCGCAGCTTTTGCAGTGCTTGACTGGTTACGCCCAGCTTTTGCGCTGTCTTGCCCAGCGTGTCGATGCTTTGCAGTGATGACTTGACCAGCAAGCCAATGCCAGCCGCACCAGCAACGGCAGTCAGACCGACCTTGAAGTTGAACAGTGCTTTGCGAACAAGACCTAATGACTGGTTTAATTTGCGGAACGTGCCACGGGTAAGGTCTTTCGCTGTGATGGTAAAATTAAGATTTTGATTTGCCATCTTCGATCACCTTAAAATATGCGAACCATTCGTTCAGTTCTGTCAGCGTCAATTCTTCAATTTCGGCTTGTGTCTTGTGTAGGCGATCCGCCAAGGCCAGCATATTCAGCCTCAACGGGTCGCCCTTTAGTTTTTTTCCGCATCCCCGACAGTTTCAACATCGCCAAACATCTGCCCAGCAATATCAGCAATCAAGGCCACGCTATCACCCATCAAAAACATCTTATCTTCAAGGGTGAATAACCGTTTGCCATCGGCATCTTCAGCTTTGGTAATAATCAGATCAACCATTCCGCTGATCGTCATATTGTTCAGAAAGTCTTTGTGCTTTCTTTGCAGCTTATCAATGTCGCCAGCGGTAATTGAGCCAGAATAAATAACCAAAGGTTGCCCATCTTCGCCCCACTCATCAACCCGAATGACCTTGCGGTCGCGGTTTCGCCTTGCGGCAATCTGTTCTCCCAAGCCCATTTTTTACCCCTTATTAAGTTACGGTTGCTTCAGTTAGGCCACCACTGCCTTGCAGCGAATAGGTGGCAGTGTTAATACCGTCAGATGTTACACCGATTGAACGGCTGGTGACAATCGCTGAACCGGTCAGCTTATGGTCGCCGGATGTGTTTCCTTCCATCTGAAGATTTAGCGTCACAGTATCGCCAGCGGTTACTGCTTGCTGCGCTGTGTCTGTGTCATCAAAATATGTTTCAACGGTTGCTGTAAAATCTTTGAAGCTGGCTTTGTATGTGTGCGCGGCATCGCCCATAACAGTGTCTTGGATTGTTTCGGCGGTTTCATCCACGCTGAATGAAATCACTTCAGCCATTACGTCTGTGCCGATTAGAACGACACCATCGTTTCCTTTAAAAGTAGCCATCGTTTTAAGTTCCTTTTCCTAAACGGCAGTTTCAACGTCATTTTCTTTGGTGCGATATTGCACCGAAAGAGTGAACCGACCAACGGCCACAGGCTGTTCGCCATCGCCACTATAGTCAGCCTCAAACCCGATAACTTGTGCATCTTTTGCCAAGCCACCAAGGGTTACATCAGCGGCAATGGCTTCTTCAACCTCAACCGCAATTCCATCCAGCGCATTATCATAATTCGCTGTGCCAATTACATATGCTTCGACAGCAACTTCCAAAACCCGATTTACAGAACGCGCCAAAGTGATTGTATCAAATTCAGTGGCTTCGCTCTTGGTAAAAATGCAAAGTGCTGGCAGTTTTGTCTGTTCCAGCGGAAATATACGGCTGCGAAAAACATTAGTGCCGGTGGTAGTCAATCCGGTTAGTGCAGTCACGATCTGGTCGCGGATTTGCTGCCGAACGTGCGCCATCTATTGTTTCTCCAAAACAAGCGTGGTCATACCAGTGCCGTCATCTTGAACGATCCGCATTGTGTAGGCCACCGCGCTGATTGTAATAGTGTCGCCTTCAGCGGCGGTTGATACGTCTGCGGTTCGGCAAACAAACCGTGGTTGCTGTAATGCAAAGCCAACGCCCCCGCCAGCGTCAACCTCAACGAAATCATTGTCAAAGATGCCATTAACTGTGGCCGCGTTATATGTCGCGGCAGTGCCGAAATCATCCACGCCAATGAAGATGGCGCGATCATCTGCACTTTCGACCGCCATTAGTCGGCATCCACTTCGGCCACTTTAGCCACTTTAGCTGACCATAGTTTCGCAAAACCGCGATCAATCAGCTTGTTTGCCTCATCTTGGCGAACATCGTGATCTTCACCGGCAAGCATAATACCGACTGATCCGGCTTGGCAGTCTTTTAGCGTTGTGATTTTGATCAGTTTTGTTGTCATTTTTTCTTTGTGTTCCGCTTAATAAGGCTGGACGCTGATTTCTTTGTTAGGCCAATTGCCCGATCAGTGATGCCCTGCTTTTCTTCATAAACTTCAACCTTGCCAGTATTGACCAGATCGAAACCCACATTTTCAGCCACTTCGACAATATCGCCAATTTCGTGCGCTATGCCCTTAATTAAAATATTACGTTTGCATCTAATTTTCATATCAGCCCCCAAGGGAAAGACAGGGCGACTTGCGCCGCCCCGTCAGTTGTTTTAGGCATCAATATCGAGACACGCAGCGAATGACTGGGCGTGACGAACGGCCAAGTCCATTTCCTGCATTACGCGGATGCGTACTGCACCGGTTGAACCGGCTGTGTATGGGTCGATCAAGATGTCTGGTGTGCTAAAAAAGCCAAACATTAGCTGGCTGAAATCACCAAAGATCATTGCAGATGCAGTTGAAAGCGTGCCTTTTGTCAGGTCAGATGGCACGTTGTTGGTGACTGCCAAGTCATAACCGTAAAGGCTATTCCAAGGCGCATCCATCAACATTACGCTGTCAGTCGAAGCAACCTTTGGAGTTGAAGCCATAAGAGACTTCACTTTTGGGTTGGTCAGATATGCAAGCGTATTGCCGTTGATTGCAGCGTTGTCAACTTCAACTTCTTTGACCAGATCGGTGATAGCCGCCCAAGTCAGTGCGCCACCGTTTGTTCCGATAGCAACAGAACCAATGCCAGTTGTGCCAGTGATGCCGGTTGGCTCGTTAGAACCGCCGCCTTCAATAGCAACATCTTCGATTTTCTGTGCAATTGCGTTCAAAAGGTCATCGCGAACAATCTGTTCAACAGATGGGTCAGATTGGATCATCAGCAAACGTGAAACGTCTGAAAATGCGCCAAGTGACTTTGGTGACATTGTGATCTGCGAGAACACTGCGTTCACTTCGGCTGTTGCGCCATTCTCAGCAACGAAACCGGCTGAAACGCCAGTTGCCAGCTTTGGAATAGCAACATCGCCACGCAAACCGGTCATAAAGCGGCTTCCAAGCTCGCTGAAAACCAAACGGGCGCGGAGTGCGTCAACAAACTGATCACCAAGATGATCTGTGCCGACCAAGTTGCCGCCAGCGGATGCTGTGCCAACAGTCAGATCACGGCGACCGCTCCAGAATGAATCCGGTGCATAGAAACCGCGTGCTTCGCGTCCATTGTTCTTTGCGATTTGCTCAGAAACTTCACGCTCAAGACCCTGCAAGCCAGAACCATTAACCAGACCGCGAACAGCTTTCATAAATGAATATGAACGTTCTTCTTTGGCTGACATATCAACCGCACCGGCTGACTGCTCTAGTGGCTTGCCTTCGCCAATGGCGTCAAGCAATGT